GAAGGGGGGGGGGGCGGGGGGGAAGGGGGGGGCGAGGGCGCGGGCGAAGGCGCGGGCGAAGGCGCGGGCGAAGGCGCGGGCGAAGGCGCGGGCGAGGGCGCGGGCGAGGGCGCGGGCGAGGGCGCGGGCGAGGGCGCGGGCGAGGGAGATCCCGGTGAGGGAGATCCCGGTGAGGGAGATCCCGGTGAGGGAGATCCCGGTGAGGGCGATCCAGAGTTGGAGCTGGAGCTGGAGTTAGATCCAGAACCGGATATCCCAACTGGGTATCAGATGCAGGGAACCCTCCCCGGCCAATCTTCCTTCAACGCTATGATGGAGGGCTTGCTTGGGTCAGCACTGTCTGGAGTACAGGTCCAAGGTCCGACTGCGGAGGATGTGCGAGGCGGATATCAAGGGTATACGGCTCCGTCACAAGACCGTGCTTCTGAGCTTGCTCGCGAAGACGCGATAAATGCTCTTCGTGAGGATGTAGCTCGAAACGAGGAAGCAGCTAATGCGATCATGACAAGTCAGGCAGCACAAGAGGCAGCCGCAGCCGCAGCCGCAGCTGCGGCCAATCAAAGCGTGTATGGGACTCTCGGAGATATTAATAATAGTGGGTGGAATACCGGCGTTGTTTCTTCCGGCTACGGCACAACTGGTGTGACTGGCGCGGGGACTCCCGGTCTTGGAACCGGGGACTACGGTGTTGCCAGTAGTTCTGACTCCCAAGTTGCCTCTACAAGTCAGACGGGTGATCGAGGCGGTTCTGCTGCAGAAGGGACTACTTCTGACGAGGGCGTAGTTTCTAACGTCGCACAGACGGAAACTCTCTCTGAGCTTCCGACGACTGAGATTGCCAACGCGCCATCTATTTTTGATCTTACGGAAATCGGAAATCTTGCAGGAAGATCTTCAGAAGATAATACTTACTACACGGGATCTGGCGGCGATGAGACGAGACCCCTTTTAACGGATGAAGAACTCGTTGTCGCGGCTCAGATTGCCAAGGAAAAGGAACTACAACAACAGCAGCTGGCCTCGGTTGCGCCAACTGTCACTCCCGTTAAGTATGATATCTCTAAGTTCATCTCCGGCATCGGATCTCTAGCTACCTCTAAGCAAGCGTGAGGAAATCATCATGGCTAACCCTAAGAAAGCCCTCAATCTTCCCGTCAACGTCCGCACCCGCCCGCGCGACGTTGAAGTCGTAAAATATCAGGACGTTGTTAATCAGGGCCGCGTGCCTCTGAAAGACACCAAGGAAGTTCCGATCCCCGCTGCTCCGAAGGGTGAGCAGGCGGCTCGCGGCTTCGGTGCGATGCTTCGCCCGCAGAAATATACTGTCAGCTGACAGATGGCGCGGGCAGCTATCAAGAAGAAGCCTGTCAAAAAGGCCGTGGTCCGAAAGACTGCGGCCTCTGCCCCTGCTCCGGCAAAACCTGCCGTTGTTGAGGCTCCGGCCCCGAAGCCTCCGGGTGGACCGCTTGATAAGGCTCTCGATCTCGTGAAGTGGATTGATACGCCTTTCAAGCTGGCGACTGTCGTCTTGCTTGGCGTCCTCAGCCTCGTAGGCGTGATCGTATACAACAATCAGGATAAGGTCATTGGATCGCTGACAGCGCGCGAGTCCATGCCTGAACTTCTGGCGGACGAACGCCTATCCTCGATGAGCCGCGAGCTTCTGCGCGATCTTCGCGCAGAGACAATTATTGTTCATCAAATTGACCTTGCTAAGAACGCGCGGATCACCCGCATCGCGCAGTCGGCAGACGGCAGGTTTGCCCCCTTGGAGGGGCAGAAGGGTGCGTTCTTCTCTGGCTCTCCGGCGCGTAATCGCGCGGCTGTCGCCATGCTTAATGGCGAGGTGTTGTGCGAGGGCTTTCAAGCGTCTTCTGAGGTGGGTGATTGGATCACGGCTCGGGGAGTGGTGTTTGCCTGCCGGGGTTCCATTCCGCCGGAACCCGGTCACATGGTTGGGTACATCAGCGTTGGATTTAAGCAGGAGCCGCGCGATCTGATCGCCGTGAAGGCACGGATAAATCAGACAGCGCGAGAGATGGCGAGGTGAGGTATGGACCCCGCCACGATTGCCCTAGTATTTGGGGCGGCAAAGACAGCCTTCTCCGCAATCCAACAGGGCATCAAGTTCGGCAAGGACATTCAGTCCATGACGAGCGACGTGGCGAAACTGTACGGCTCCGTCGCCAAACTGACGCAGGCTTCGGCTGATCCGCCAAAGCCAAAACTGTTTAGTAAGCTTACCGCCGAGGAGATTGCGCTCGACATTGTTCAGAAGCGTAGACAAGCGGAGGAGTGGGCTGAACAGGTAAAAAACGAGTTCGTCGCCAAGTACGGCTTGAAGGGTTGGGATGAGGTTCAGCGGGAAATCATCCGCGTCCGCAAGGAACAGAGGTTCTTGGAGGAACAAAGGAAGCGTGATGCAGAGCAGATGAGAAAGGACCTAATGCTTTTGGGCTCCGTTGTTCTTGTAGCTGCCTGCATCGTCGCAATGTTGTTTACCGTCGCAATCCTAATCTACTGAGGAAGAAGCTATGAGAACGTCAGCCGCAGGCATCAAACACATCCGCGAGTTCGAGGGCGAACGTCTGAAGGCGTACCGCTGTTCGGCTAATGTCCTTACGATTGGCGTCGGGCACACCAGCGCCGCCGGAGCCCCCGAGGTTTGCGAGGGCATGACGATCACTCAGGATGAGAGCGCCGAGATTCTCGCGCGCGATCTCCAGAAGTTTGAGAAGGGCGTTGATAAGCTACTGAAGGTCGTGGTCAGCCAGAACCAGTTCGACGTTCTAGTCAGCTTTGCCTTCAACTGCGGTCTCGGGTCTCTCCAGAAATCGACGCTTCTCAAGCGCGTGAACGAGGAGAACTTCGAGGCCGTTCCTGCGGAGCTGATGAAATGGACCAAGGCCGGTGGTCGAGAAATCGCGGGTCTCGTTCGCCGTCGCCGTGCCGAAGCGAAACTCTGGCGTGGGGTTGATACCGAAAAGCCTGTTGATATCGAGGAGGCTCGCCTCACGCCCGAGCAACCGAAGGCGTCCAAGTCCATTGTGCAGTCCAAAGAGGCGAACGCCGCTGTGGCGGCTGGCGGCTTGGGCACGATTGCCGTGGCGCAGGAGGTCATTCCTCTTGTCAAAGAAGGCGGGGACATTCTGAGCGCGATGAACACGACGGTTCTAATCCTCGTTGTTATCATCGTTGCGGCGGGCGCTGTCTGGTGGTTCCGGAAGCAACGATTGGATGAGGAGGCCGCATGATCGGGCTGCTTTTCTCCCCCCTTGGCCGCTATATCCTGATTGGGGGCGCGGTCATCATGGTTCTTGGCGGCGTCTACCTAAAGATCCGGGCGGACGCTATTGCTGAGGTACAGGCCGCTGCCACGGCTGACGCACTGAAGAGGGTTCAAAATGCGATTACTGCTGGCGATGCCGCTGTTGTTAGTCCTGACCGGCTGCTCGAAAATGATGGGCACCGCCGAGACTAATCTGTCAGCCTGCTCGGTCTGGAGGGACATCTCTTGGTCTTCTAAGGATACCACCCAGACCATCACCGAGGTCAAAGTGAATAACGCTCGCAGAGAGGGATACTGCGGGTCGGGGAAGTAATCTGACAAAAAAGGGGGAACAGCCGTGTCAGATATTTACATTGTTGACAGATTGTTTAAGGTAATACGTGAGCGGCGTGAAACAGTTGCTGAAGCGATCACAGAAGGCTCGGTTCAGGACTTTGCCGCTTTCCGCCATCTCCGGGGTAAGCTGGAGGTGTGGAGTGAGATTGAAAATGAGCTTCGCCTTCTGCTGAAGAGACAGGACCAGACGGACGATGAGTGATCTCATACTCCCTAACTATCTTGCTTCTAAAATGGCAAAAAAGGAGGCTCCCCCGCAGGAGCCCGCAGAGGAACCAAAGGCTTTAGAAAAAGCCTTTGTCTCGCCCGAAGAACGGGTCTTCGACCCTACCCGCCTTCCAGAAAGCGTCATCGAGCGTCTTCCTCAGCCCTCCGGCTGGCGGATTCTGGTTCTCCCGTATCAGGGCAGGGCCAAGACGAAGGGCGATGTCTATCTCCCGGACGAGTATGTTCAGAGGCAGTCTCTTGCCAGCGTGGTTGCGTACGTCTTGGCTGTCGGCCCTGACGCCTATGCTGACAAGAACAAGTTCCCGGCTGGTCCTTGGTGCAAAAAGGGCCAGTGGGTGATGATCGGTCGATACGCTGGCGCTCGGTTTAAGATCGAGGGCGGCGAAGTCCGCATCATCAACGATGATGAAGTCATCGCAACAATCGCTGATCCAGACGACATCGTGAACGTCTGACAGCGCAGCAATGGAGATTGCTATGTCTGAGGAAGAAAAAGTAGAGGACGGCTCGGTCGAGGTCGTCATCGAGGAGTCGGTTGCCGCAGAGGCATCTGCCCCTGAAAAGGAGCCTCAGAAAGAGGATCATTCTGTTCAGGCTAAGTCTGACAAGGACCTTGAAGAACATTCTGAGTCTGTCAGAAAACGCATCGACAAGCTCACCTACAAAGTCCGGGAAGCCGAGCGTCGCGAGCAGGCGGCTCTTGAGTACGCCCGAGGGCTGAAGGGTCAGCTTGAGACCTATCAGGACCGCGCCAACCGCCTCGACAAATCTCTTGTGCAAGAGTTCGATAACCGACTCAAAACGCAGGAGAAAATGATTCGGGAGGAGCTTCGCCGCGCGATTGATGAAGGCAACATCGACGCACAGGTGGAGGCGCAGGGCGCGCTCGCGGCTCTTGCTGTCGAGAACGACCGCCTGCGTCAGTCTCGGCTTCGTCGCGAGCAGGAGGAGGCGCAGCGTCAGGTTGCAGCCGCTCGCCCGCAACCGCAAGCTGTCCCGCAAGCTCCCCAGCCTGATCCGAAGGCCCGCTCTTGGGCAGAACGGAACGAGTGGTTCGGCAACGACCGCGCCATGACAGCGACGGCTTACGCCATTCACGCGGATCTCGTTGAGGTGGAGGGCTTCGACCCGTCATCCGACGAGTACTATCAGGAGCTGGATAATCGCATCCGCTCCGAGTTCCCCCACAAGTTCAAACCCGCTTCTCAGAGCAATGCCGCGCCGCGCCCACAGTCAATGGTCGCCCCGGCTCGCAGCACCGTCAAATCCGGCTCTACTAAGGTTAAGTTGACCGAAAGCCAGATTAGAGTTGCTAAGGCACTGGGTGTTAGTTTAGAAGAGTATGCTAGACATACTCGTATGCAGCAACAAGGTTAAGTCACATGACGATAGACCGTAAGCCTCGCTCCGAGAATGTTCGCGACAAAAGTGCGCGCCCACTCACGTGGAAACCTCCGTCCTCTTTGGACGCACCGCCCGCTCCCGAGGGCTATCGGCACCGCTGGGTCCGTATGGAAGCCAACGGCATTGATGATCGGAAGAACCTTTCCGCCCGTTTACGCGAAGGCTTCGAGCTAGTTCGCGCTGAGGAATACCCTGATTGGGATCTCCCCACGATTAGCGACGGCAAACATGCTGGCGTTATTGCAGTTGGAGGATTGGTCCTAGCTCGTATTCCGGTAGAGATTGTCGAGCAGAGAACCGGTTACTACCAGAATCAGACGCAAGAGCAGCTGAAGGCGGTAGATAACGACCTCATGCGAGACCAACACCCATCAATGCCCATGATACGTCCTGAGAGACAATCACGGGTCACTTTCGGCGGTAATCGTTCCGCCGATAAACAGTAAGGATCTAGGCAATGGCAAACATTGATGCCTCGTTCGGGCTTCGCCCGTATCGTATGCTTGGAAGCGCGCCGAACTCTAGCGGCGACATGGTGTACACCATTCAGACTGCCTCGACTGCGGGCACGTCTAGCGTGATCTATCAGGGCTCCCCTGTGATCCCGCTGGCGAACGGTCTGATTGACATCGTTGGCAACGCCAACGGCGGCACCGTCCCCCTTCTGGGTGCGTTTCTGGGTTGCAACTACGTTGACCTCACCGGCACGCCGAGGTGGTCTCCCTTCTGGCCCGGAACTGCTGCGGTCTACGCCAACTCTGTCGCTACGGCGACGATCATGGCTGACCCCGACCAGATGTTCCTCATCAACTGCAACGCGGCTGCGGCGGACTCTCTGGTGCATGCGAACGCCAACTTCGCTACGGCCACCAGCGGCAATGCCACCTCCGGCATCTCCACCGCTGAACTCGCCGTATCGACGGCTAACACGACCAACACGCTCAACCTCCGCATCATCGGCTTCGAGGACACCCCCTCGAACAGCGATGCGTCGGTGGCTGGTCGCTTGGCTATCGTCCTCCTCAACAACCACTTCTACCGTTACTCTGCTAACGGTACCGGTGCGGGCGTCTAATAGGAGTCTGAACAATGGCTATTACCCGTTCGCAACTGCTCAAGGAACTTGAGCCCGGACTGAACGCCCTGTTTGGGATGGAGTATGATCGTTACGACAACGAACATGCTGAAATCTTCGACACCGAGACCTCGGATCGTGCGTTCGAAGAAGAAGTGATGCTGTCTGGCTTCGGTCAGGCTCCGGTGAAGGGCGAAGGCGCGGCTATCAGCTACGATACCGCTGGCGAAGCCTTTACGGCTCGCTACACCCACAACACCGTCGCGCTGGCGTTTGCGATCACTGAAGAAGCCGTTGAGGACAACCTCTACGACAAACTCAGCGCCCGCTACACCCGTGCGCTGGCTCGCAGCATGTCGAACACCAAGCAGGTGACGGCGGCGTCTGTCCTGAACAATGCCTTCTCCTCCAGCTACACTGGCGGCGACGGCGTGTCTCTGGTCAACTCCGCCCATCCGACGACGGGTGGCGGCAACTGGTCGAACACGCTTGCGACTCAGGCGGACCTGAACGAAACCTCGCTCGAACAGGCTCTGATCGACATCGCGGCGTTCATCGACGAACGTGGCCTGAAGGTCGCGCTTCGCGGCATGAAACTGATTATCCCCCCGGCTCTTCAGTTCACCGCCGAGCGTATCCTGAAGTCGGAGCAGCGCACCTCGACCGCTGACAACGACATCAACGCGATCAAGACGGGCGGCTACATGCCGAGCGGCTTCGCGGTCAACCACTTCCTCACCGACCCGGACGCTTGGTTCGTTAAGACCGACGCTCCGAATGGGATGAAGCACTTCGTGCGCTCGCCCATCAAGACGGCGATGGAAGGCGACTTTGACACCGGCAACGTCCGGTACAAGGCTCGCGAGCGTTACAGCTTCGGTTGGTCCGATCCGCGCGCGATCTACGGCTCGCAGGGCGCTTGATCCCTTGAGCTAACCTCCGAAATAGAAAGGGCTGGTATTGTACCAGCCCTTTTTTCATGTATAGTCAAAGTGTCCCTGACTGCCCAAAATGGCAGACTCGCTCACGACAGGAGATACACATGGGCGTTTCAACTTTCTCCGGCCCGATTAAGGCTGGCCCAATCAAGTTCACGACCGGCACGACCCTCGGCACCGACGTTGCCAACCTCGGCTTCATGTCGATGACGCAGTACGAGGCGATCACTCAGGCCACCAACGGCAGCTCGGCTGGCGTCTACACGACCAGCATCGTGATCCCGGCGGGCAGCATCATCACCGACATCGAGCTATACGTCACGACCGTCTGGTCCGGCGCGGCTACGACCCTTGGCGTTGGCACGACGGCCTCGGCTACGGACCTGACGGCGGCTGCTGCGGTTGCTGGCGGTACGCTCGGCATCATCGCTGTCACGGCGGGCGCTGATGCTACTCGCGTCGGCAAGTGGGCTAATGTTGGTACGACCGACATCAAGATCGTTGTCACGTCCACCAACACTGGCACGGGCGCGGGCTATCTTGCTGTGACGTATGCTCAGACTGGCGTGCTCATTCCCTAATAGGAGAGCCCGATGGCTGACGCTGTAACAAGCCAGACGATCTTCGATGGCTCCAAACGAGCCATTATGAAGTTCACCAACGTCTCTGACGGCACCGGGGAATCCGGTGTCGTCAAGGTCGATGTGTCCGCTCTTACTCCCTACAATGGCATGACCTGCACAGGCGTTAACATCGAACGCATTGAGGCTGTCACCATTGGTATGGGCGTTGATATCCTCTGGGAAGCTACGACAGACGCTCTGTGTATGACCCTTGGTTCTGACCAGTTCTTCGCGTTCGACTTTTCTCGCTTCAGCGGGATTGTGAACAATGCGGGCGCGGGAAAGAACGGGGACATCCTCTTTACCACTGTCGGGGCTACCGCAGGCGATAGGTACACCATCCTTTTAGAGCTTATCAAGAACTATGGATAAGGGGTTTGGCCGTGACTCGTCCTCCTTCCTCAGTAACTCGGACTGGGCGAACAGAGCCATTTGAGCTTCAAGTGGCTCGCGGCCAAATTTCTTGGCACGAGTCGATCACCGTTTTTGGGTACAATTCAGACGTTGATACGTCGGTTGAGACCGTATGGCCGCACGGGGGGATCCTTCCGTTTCCTGCCGCTGCTTTGCAGTTGAGTGTCAGTTCCGGCAACGCTGCTGATACAGCAGCAGGCACTGGAGCAAGAACTGTATACCTTGAGGGTCTGGACGCTAACCACAATGTGATTAGTGAAGTGGTGAC